GCACATCGGAAGACCTACTGGAGCATTGGGGCCGCTGGGTTGTGTTGGGGTCGGGTGTGTCCTGCTGCGCATCTCGCGAGAACACCCTGCATACGCCGATGATCACTGATGACGACGCGCTGATGATCGATGGTTTGATGGGGCGCCTGCTAAAGCGGTACCCGGAATGCGGCAACGTGCTGATGAAGTATTACACCGCTCGCGACAAGGCCTTGGTCGACGTGGGCAAGAAATTGGGCTTCGGAGAAGAGAAGACCAGGCAGCTTTGGAAGGCTGGCATTGCTTGGATTGATGGTGCTCTGGATATTCGTAGAGAGGCCGCTTGACAGGACCGGGGCCGGTATATAGATTTCAGTTACTTTGCGGTTTTTCCGCGAGCAAAGCCCGGCCCTGAGTCGGGCTTTTTGCTTTCTTTGATAGCGCATCTCTCCCACTGGTATGATTAATGGCTGTACGCCACCAATCACCTAGTAGGGATGCCCCATGAAGCGCAATAAGGATTATCTGTATTTTATCCTGAGTGAAGTGCAAGACAGTTATGATCAGAATCTGAATTTTGTTGATGTCATGCAGAAGTGGATTGAAATGGAACAGCCCACTGAAAATGAATGCAAAGATTTTATTCATGCTGAGCAGTTGTTGCGTGACGAGGGCTTCATTCACGCGAGCTTTTTGAGCGTACGCGGGGAAAAGTTGATTACTCTTCATCATCTGACCTGGAAAGGTCATGATCTGATTGAACAGTTGAAGGGTTAGTAGACGAATCACCGAATAAAGCCCAGTCAAGTGCTGGGCTTTTTGCTTTCTGACATGCAGATGGATGCGCAGGCTGATGCGCTAGGGTTTCGTACTCCCGAGCCTGATGTCGGGGATCAGCACCGACCATCTGCACCAATTACAAGCCTCGCCTTCGTGCGGGGCTTTTTCGTTGTCGGCTCCGCCACACCCATTGCTCCGAGCTGGGAGTGCTGTTGGAGCCGATTCAAATCCTGTCATGCAGTCGGAGTCGAGCGCATGGATCTTCTGCATCGCCTGTTCGACAAAGCTGAGTGGCTCGTTGCGGGCTTGATTGGTGCCATCGTCGCGAGTTGGTGGCACAAGGATGACCTTACTGATTGGCGAGCCTGGGCAATTTTCCTGGTCACTGGAGTGGCCTGCTCTCTGTACCTGACAGGCATGGTCAGCGCATACCTCGGTGTAACTGAGCCGAGCATCGTCGCCGGCATCGGCTTTCTATTGGGCACCTTCGGCGGCTCACTCTTGGCAGCGATCAATCGCGCCATCAAAGCCGCGGACATTTGGGCGCTCATCCGTCAGAGGTTCGGCGGAGGTAATCCACCATGAGTTACGAACTTATCAACTCCATCGCGTGTGGGCTGATTGCGCTGTGGGCAACCTGGTGCGTGCTGAGCGGCAAGGTGAGGGACGGTATCCTTGGGAAACTGATCTACTCCGCCATTGCCATCAGCGGGTTCGTGGTGATGACGCGCAGTCAGAACATCTTCTTCGGTCCAACCACTGCCGGACTGACGCTGCATGTGTCACTGGCCATGGCCGGCCTTCGGCATATCTTCATGGTCACCTGGTGGCTGACGGTGAAAGCGTGGCTTTGCCGCACACTTAACTGCGAACACTGCATGGGTTGCGATAAAGCCCCGGTCGAGCAGGTTGAACGCCGCAAACATAGGTGACGGCAAATGCTTAAGATCGATGCCCGTACCAATGTGGAGGAGCTTTCCAAGGCTCTGCGCACAGTAGGTAGCAAACAGATTCCTTTTGCTTTTGCACTGATGGCCACGCGATTGGCGATGCTCGTTAAGCAGGGTGAGCTCTCAGTGATGAGGGCGCGCCTTGATCGGCCAACGGCCACCACCATGAACAGTCTCTATGTGAAGGCCGCCAAGAAGGGCAACCCTGAGGCGCGTACGTTCTTCAAGGATGTATGGACATCAGGTGTACCGGCCGACACCTACCTGCAACAGCCAGTGAAGGGTGGTCGTCGACCACATAAGCGCTTCGAGAAAGCACTGATAGGCAAAGGCATCATGAAGCCGGGGCAGTACGCAATCCCGGCAGCATCAGCGCTCAATCAGTTCGGTAACGTACCGCGCGGCACGATCATGAAGATCCTGTCGGGCCTTGGTGCGGCCGAGACTGTCAGTGGTGTGCAGGCCAACGCCACGGGCAGCAAGCGCAGTAAGCGCAAGGGCAACGCCCAGAAGTATTTCGCAGGTGATGTCGATGGCACCCAAGGTATTTGGGAGAGGAAGAAGACCGCGTTCGGTGATGCCGTTCGCCCTGTCTTCATCTTCAGTGAGGGCGAGCCTGGGTATCGAGTGATCGTTCCGTTCTACAAGATCGCAGACAACATCGTGAAGGCGAACCGAGCGAAAGAATTCGCCAGTGCGATGGATCAGGCACTGTCCACAGCCCGGGGCTGACGGTCAGGGCAGGGGGTACCCCCCCTTTGGGTCCTTCCCGGGGCCCCGACCCCTTGCGGGTAATTCGGGCCCCGCGCGCCAAATATGTATGACCTTTTTCCCACGGTTGGTTGTTGTTTAATCATGGCCAAAAACGAAACAACCAAACAGCGCGGCTGGTTGAACAAATCCGAGATGGCGTCGAGCCTCGGGATTTCGCCGCAAGCCTTTGACAAATGGGGAGTTGCGCCTGTCGCGCGCATAGGTCGCGAGGCGTTTTACACCGTGCAGAATGTGGTCGAAAACCGCGTTGAACACGCGCAACGGAAACAACAACCAGCAGGTGAGGGAACCGAAGGTCTCGATCCGCTAATTGAATACAAGCTGCTCGAAGAGCGTCGTGGACTTACCGCTGCTCAACGGGTCGCCCAGGAGAAGAAGAACCTGGTGCTCGACAAGCAACTGGTGCCCGTCCCGTTCGCCACATTTGCCCTAGCCAAGATTGCCGCTCAGATCGGCTCCAAGCTGGATACCGTCGGCAAGACTGTCGGCCGTCGTCACCCTGAAGTTGATGCCCGCGTGATTGAGTCGATGGAGCGTGAAATAGCGATCGCTCGAAATATTGCCGCCAGCTTTGGTGAGCAACTTCCGGAATTATTAGATGAGTACGTCGAGTCCATGGCTGAATGATCTTCGCAAGTCGATCAAGCTAGGACTTCAGGCGCTTTATAAAGAACCGCCGTTGACGGCCACCGAGTGGGCCGACAAGCACTTCTACATGTCCGCCGAGTCTTCCTACAACGAAGGCAAGTGGACCACTGACCCGTTTCAGGTCGCGATCCTCAATAGCATGGGGAATGACCTGATCAAGTTCGTAAACTTCATCAAGTCGGCGCGGATCGGTTACACCAAGTTGTTGATGGCGAACATCGGTTACAAGATCCAGCACAAGCGCCGCAACGTGATGATGTGGAGCCCGACCGATCCTGACGCCGAGGACATTAGCAAAAGCCACGTCAGCGGCATGATCCGCGACGTTCCCGTGATAGGTGAGCTGGCTCCGTGGTTCGGGAAGAAACATTCCAACAACACGCTCGACCAGAAAATCTTTTCCAACCGTAGAACGCTCTGGATAAAGGGCGGTACGGCATCGCGCAACTTCCGCGAGAAGTCTGCCGATGAGGTGATCTATGACGAACTTTCAAACTTTGATGCCAGCATTGAGGGTGAGGGTTCGCCCACCACTCTTGGCGACAAGCGACTCAAGGGCGCCACTTACCCCAAGTCCATACGAGGGTCGACGCCAAAGCGGGTCGGCTCCTGTCAGATCACCAAGGCTGTGGAGGAGTCGCCTTACCTGTTGCGATTCCACATCACTTGCCCCCATTGCCAGAAAGAGCAAACGCTGCAGTGGGGAGGCAAAGATTGTGAGTTTGGGCTGAAGTGGGAGAAGAACGATTTAGGGGAAGCCACCAAGGCTTGGTATCTCTGCGAGCACGCTGCCTGCGTGATCTGGCACAACGAGATGGTGGAGGCTTCTAAGACTGGGCGATGGATCTGTGACAACACAGGTATCTCAACCCGGGACGGCATGGACTGGCTTGATAAGTCCGGTGAGCCGATCCGCACGCCGCGGTCGGTAAGCTTCAGCGTCTGGGCCATCTATAGCACTTGGACCACCTGGCTTGAATTGGTTGATGAATGGCTGAACGTCAAAGGCGACGTTGAGAAGCTCATCACTTTTATCAACACCACTCGCGGCGAAACGTGGGACGACGACCAGGGCGAAAAGCTCGACTCGGAAGTTCTGTACGGTCGCCGCGAAGTTTATCCGCAGGTACCGGCCCTTGGCCTGGTGCTCGTGGGCGGCATCGATACTCAAGACGACCGTTTCGAGGGCCGTGTCTGGGCGTTCGGTCCAGGCGAGGAAGCGTGGTTGGTGCATCGGTTCATTCTGATGGGCGACCCGGCCAGCGAGGAGCTTCGCCGCAAGGTGGGTCTTGAGCTGCACCGGCAATTCACCCGTGTCGACGGCACCATTATGAAAGTGGAGCGCTGGACGTGGGACGCCGGCGGCCACTATGCCGACGAGGTCTACGCCGAAAGCCGCAAGCACGGCGTGCACTGGGTCGTACCAATCCGTGGTGCAACCATCTACGGCAAGCCCATCGCTAACTTCCCACGCACAAAGAACAAGGTTCACAAGGTATTCCTCACCGAGGTTGGTACCGATAACGCCAAAGAGTTGCTCTACAGCCGCATGGGTTTGCCAGTCGATACGGCTGCCTCCCAGGCGGGCGTGTCTCAGCCTGGGGTAGTTCACCTACCGGCCAACGACGTGATCTGCGACGAGTCGGAGGTCAAGCAGCTCACCTCCGAAAAGAAAAAAGCAGCCATCTCCAAAGGCAAGCGCGTGATGCGCTGGGACAGCGGCGGCCGCCGAAACGAGGCGCTCGATTGCTTCGTGTACGCGCTCGCCGCACTGCGTATTTGCCAGCAGAGGTTCGGGCTCGACCTTGATCTGCTGGTTGCCGCTGTGCCTGGCGGTAATGAACCCGACGCGGAAGATCGACCGCGGAAGAAATCCACATTCTGGTAGTGAGACTTATGGCTTTCACAATCGAGCAGTACCAGGCCTTGCAGGCGGCCATCGCCGAAGGTGCGCTGTCCGTCCGCTACGCCGACAAAAGCGTTACCTACCGGTCGCTTGACGAGATGATCCGGATTCTCAAGCTGATGGCCCATGATTTGGGACTGGACGCGAACAACGATGGCGGTCGCCGTTACACCTCGTTCTCCAAAGGATATTGCCCATGAGCATGCTCGACAGCCTGTTCCCTGGGTACGCCGCCAAGCGATCAGACGCACGCCTTAAAAAGCTTCGTACTGAAATGACCATGGATCTTATCAAGCGCCGCTTCGAGGGTGCGGCGGGCGGCCGACGGAATGACGGGTGGCGTACCAGCGGCACTGATGCCAATGCTGAGAATGCGCCCGCGCTGGCC